GTTAAGCCTAAGATTACTCCATCGCAACAAGGAGCCAACATGAAAATCATACTCACACAAGAGCAGTTAGAAAAAATCATCAAGGAATATTTTTACGACGACTACAACATCAAGATCAACGAGATTGTATTTGCAGCTAACGTAGAACAGTTCTGCACGATCTACACAAAGGAAACACCATGAGCGTTGACTACGATGCTTGGCTAGACAGAAAACTTTACGAATACGACAGAGAGAGGGAACAAAATGACTACCAACAACAGTTGGAACAACAGGAATTTGAACTTGACGAAGTACAAGCCGACGAGGAGTGACTGGGCACTATGCGCGCTATTGGGGATTTGCTACGGAACACTGCTCTTCCTGTTCATAAAGTAACGGAGCCAAACATGAAATTCAACGAACTCAGAAAGATCAACGTAACCGAGAAGGTCGAGAAGAAGAACGGACTTTCTTACCTCTCTTGGGCCTGGGCCGTGGATACATTGTTACAACACGATCCTACGGCAACTTGGGAGTACAAGCCTTACCAAACCTGGAATGACACGGTCATGGTGTTCTGCGAGGTAAAAGCGTTCGGTGTCTCTCGCACTGCACAACTGCCCGTCATGGATCACCGTAACAAAGCGATCTCTAACCCTGACGCTTTCCAGGTCAATACGGCTATGCAAAGGTGTCTAGCAAAAGCTATCTCTCTCCACGGTATCGGGCTTTATATCTACGCTGGAGAGGATCTACCAGATGAAGATAAGCCTTCTGTAGACGACCACATAAAAACAATCTTAGAGGCGAAAACAGTTGACGACTTGAAGGCAGCATTTACAAGCGCGTACAAGGTCTTCAAGAACGATCCTGAGGCTATTAAACAAATCGACGCAGCTAAGGAACAGCGCAAGAAAGAACTGACGGAGATCAAATGAACCAACAACAGATTTTATCTGTTGCCAAGCAATCTGGGATTCTCATCTCAAATCGAGATGAGTTCCTGAAAGCAGTCACCAAGTTTGCTAGATCATTTATCCCAAAACCGATGACTAGAACTCAAATGACTTATTTGGCAGCACTCGATGACTGGATGTCGCTCAACGATCTGGCAAACAAATTCGGTTGCACACCACAAAATGCCCTGAAGATGATCCGCGCTCTGGAGGCTCGCAAGTTGGTAACGAAAGAAAAACTCTACAGGAAATCCTGGGCCTACTTTTACAAACGAAAATGAACCTGAACACATTTGAAGAAGGACTGCTGGACTCGATCCAGACAGAGCGTTGCAAGAAACTGCTCTGGTCTGTCATCCAACTGGCAGTCGATGATGCTTGCAAAGCACCCTACAAAACTAGACCGACAGACGAAACGATTACCGCGCTCCGATTCTTATTCGGAGATCTTTACGAGTCTGGGCTCGACAATTACCTGATGTGGCTTGACGTTGATAGCAAAGAGTTCAAGAGACGCATGGTCAACGCCATGTTCTCAGAGCGTCACGATAAGTTCACCGACTTCGAGAGACGAGCCTTTCGAGCCAACTACAACTGGTATCTGAGAAATGAGATCAATACTGACAACTGAGACTGACCGCAGGAGGGTCATAGAGGCCATAGAATCCACGGAACTAGGCTACATGGTCACTATTACCAAACCACCTCGAACAGCGGCTCAGAATCGATTCTATTGGTCGATTCTGACAGCTTGTGCTGAACAGTTAATGGGCCAGCAATACACACAAGACATCTGGCACGAGTGGGCTAAGACAAGGTTTCTTCCCTCTCGTGTTGTAGAACTTCCTGGAGGCCAAGTCAAAGAGATCGAGCCATCGACTGCTTCGCTTACCGTGTCTGAGTTTTCAGACTTAGTAGAACAACTTCTACAGTACGCCATCGAGAAGGGCTTAGTCTGGACAGACGAGATGAAGGACGCTGAACTTGACCTAAGGAAGATCAATGTACTCAAACAAAAAACTACTTGAGGCTTGCAGGAATATGCCTTGCGGATCATGTTTTTGTGAGGACGGAACTGTAGTCGCTGCTCACAGGAATCAAGGCAAAGGCATGGGCATCAAGGTATCTGATGCTTTAGTAGCATCTTTGTGTTTTAAATGTCACTCATACTTAGACCAGGGAAAAGAAATGTCTCGTGAAGAACGTCGAGACTTCTGGAACCAAGCGTACATAAACACAATGCAAGCAATGATCGAACGAGGGATATTAAAGGTGCAACATGGAACAAAGAACTGATGATTGGTTTAAGGCAAGGTTGGGCCATCTAACCGCTTCACGGGCCTCAGACGCGCTTGCGAAACCTGGTACGGCTGCGCGCCGTACATACCAGATTCAACTCGTTACAGAGCGTCTGACGGGCCTACAAAGCGATTCATTCACAAACGCAGCTATGCAATGGGGTACAGAGCAAGAACCCGTTGCCAGAGCAGCCTACGAAGTCCATACAGGCCACTTCGTCGAGCAGACAGGGTTTCATACCCACAAGTCAATAAAGTGGCTTGGAGCGAGTCCTGATGGGTTTGCAGGGTCGGGTTTAATTGAGATCAAGTGCCCTAACTCAAACACTCACGTTGATTATTTACTAGCAAAGGAGGTTCCCACCAAATACAAACCACAAATGCTCACTCAAATGCTCGTGACAGGTAGGACTTGGTGCGACTTTGTTTCGTTCGACCCAAGACTCCCTGAACATTTACAGTTATTCGTCGTACGTTACGAGCCTAAACCGGAAGAGCTAACCAAGATCGAGGCTGATCTGGTTTCCTTTCTCAATGAAGTTAATCAAATGGAGTTGTCGTTATGCCAAAAGAACTAACAGGATCAATCAGCAAGAACAAGAAGAAAGAAAAGGATGTTCACCCAGACTACCGAGGTTCAGCAATGATTAACGGGGTCGAGTTTTGGATCTCAGGATGGGTTAACGAGGGTTCCGACGGAAAGTATCTGGGGCTAAAGTTCCAGCAGAAAGACGGGGAAACTAGACCCGCTAAGACTAACAATGACGAGGATGTGCCATTCTAATGTTAAGCGTACACCACCAAACCATGCTGAAAAAAGCGTTTGCAAAGCGTCCTGCAAACATTTCGGATGATTCTCCGGTCTTAGAGAGGGTTATTCACATTATCAGATCTGAGGCTCCTGAGTGTTTCTGGAAGCCTACGGAACTAGAGAAGCGGAGGTTCTTCAATGCACCACGGCCAGGAACTCCTCACGAGGATGCGGTCTATCCGTTCCCGAAAGGCTTATTATGAGCAACTGGAAAGAGTTAATCGAGAATCAGACGAGGACAGAAAAGTTCAGACCCGTCGAAGAAATCTGGAGGGAGCGGGGGTGGATTCCACCGTCAACCGAGTGCCAAGATACGATGGCAAAACATAAGGCTTTTCGGGAGTGGTCGATCCGTGGAATCGTGGATCAACCTTATCAAGCAAGTTAAGTCGTCTGATGTTGAGGAGATAACGGCAGCGTATAACCAAGCGTTGCCGTTTGTCGTTCAGGACTGGGCAAAGATGATCTTAAAGTTAGCTAAAAGCAAACGACTTCCGATCATCGAGAAGATCGACAAAGTACACGGGGACAAGATCGGGCAGATGGTGCGAGACGAAGTTACCGCGCAACACAAAAGACTTAAGACTTAGCCGGAGGGACAACACCCTTAACGCGCTCAAAACTCCTCATCCCGGCGATCCCCAACATACCGCTCAAAATAACCCATAGAGCGTCGGTATCAAGCATGGGAGGAGGTTTTACCTCTCGCGGAACGATTTGTTCTGCTTGCATCCAAGTCCACGCCCAGACTAAAAGCGGGTAAGCAAGGAACTGATAGAACATCGCACCCGCACCAACCCAACCGATAGCCGGTCGCCAACCGGAAACAAACATGTTCTGGTTAGCCGCCTCGACCTTGTTGACTTCCATTTGACCGAGATCAATTGCCTGGTCGATACGCTTGGCCTCAAGCTCAAGCTCCATGCGTTCTTTGTCGGATGTGTGCAGGTCTCCGATAACCTTACCGACGCTATCAACGATGGAAGAGATTCCGAGCAGGTTCATAGCTTGAGCGTCCTAGAAACCCAACCAAGAAGAAACTTAAGTTGGCTGCGATCACGCAAAACAATATCCCGATAACGAGCAATCTTTGCCAGCGCGTAATAGGCCACAAATAGCTCAGGATTGGCTTGGTTGAGTGCTGATATGGTCTTAGGGCCAATAACGCCGTCTGGAGCCGTTTTAACGCATATCTGGGCAAGTTTGATGGATACGGGAACGCCAGCATTGACAGCAAAGTTAAAGATAGACGAGGCTATAACGTCATGCGTTAAATCATCGCCTTTGATCTTGTCCCAAAAGTTATCTTTATAGAAGTCTCGGACTAGCTGTGTCGGAGGTGTTTCCTGGCAGTCGATATGCTGCCAGCCCTCCCATTTAGGGTGCATCTTGCGAGCAATACCAGCATAGGTCTGGCCTCCTCGGTCTCCCTGGACTTCGTGAAGAACGTAACCTCCCTCGTCCTCCATCATCTTGTCAAACGCTTGTTCAAAGTTAGCCAACTGCCGCTCCTCGGAAATACGCTGTTCCCTCGATAACCTCGACGAGCTCTGGAGGCAAGAGTAGACCATCTCTGAAACATAAGACAGCAAAGCCTGAGCACCAGGGAACGGGATTGTCCTCGATGTAAGTGAACTGATTGCCATCAGGATTGGCTAACATCCCTGTAGATACACCGTACCTACGTCCTCGATAGTCGCCCCATCCTTTGACTTCCAAAAGATGGGTATGCCCTGAGACCGTAGAGATGCCTGCTTTTAAGGTGTTGTTGTAGCCAGAGTGGATACCTGAGTGTTGGAGCCTATGCTTAATCATGCAGATGTCATTGACCATGACTGACCAACTGACAGACCACTCAGGTAGATGATCCTTGAGCGTCGTTCCTTGGATGCCTTTGAACTCAGGAACAGAGCCAGCTAATTTTTTGTCAAACCGTATGTCGTGGTTGCCTGTGGTTCGATGCAAGAAAGTACCTAGACCTTTGCAAGCCTTGACGATCTGATCCATATGCCACTGAACCGCTTCGAGTTCGTCTCGTAAACTCGTGACTGGCTCCCAGTCCATAGGGCCATACTTGGAGATAGTCCCGCCATCGAGAATATCTCCGTTTGCGATAATCGCTTTTGGCTTTAGGATCTTGATGAGTTTAAGTAGCGCATTGAACCCCGCGGAAGGTTCTCCAGGCATGAAGTGAGCGTCAGAGAATACGATCACATAGCCTTCAGTTTCTAGTGTCGCTCGTCTACGATTTTCAGGTAGGGTAAAACGAGCGTCTTTTGTTGGAAGAAGGATGTTGTATTTCTTCTCGATTGCCCTTCGTCGCTCATAAACATTGCGAAGGGTAAGACCTATACGGTCTGAAATCTTAGTTGGGCTACCTAGTTCTTTCCAGACTCTGATGAACTCTTCATCTTCCGACTTTTTTCTCACGCCAAGCTCCGCGCTCTATGCTCTGGATCATCTTGCGCGGAATCACCAAAGACTGAGCAATTGCGTCGTCAGTCAATGACTGACAAATTTTCACGCCCTGCTTGGTCTCTGCTAATAAAAAGCCTATAGAGACAACAAGCGGGACTTGAAAGTCCTTGGCTTTCTCTGGGCTATCACCCCACCCAAGAGTGTCGTGGCAGGCATCTTCCCAAACTACTTTAACTACTGGAAGATTGTGCTTCATTTTTCTTATCTTTTATGGCATGGAACCATTTCCAGACAAGCCAGCCGGACTGTAACACAATGTAGAGCAAGGTAGCAACTGCCACCCATTCATTCAGAGTCAGACCGCCAACAGTCACGGCTGTTGTGATTGCTACAGGAGGAGTGGCTTTTGCAACTTCTACCAGTACGTCTGACTTCTGTTCGGGTGTCATCTCTCAATCCAACTTACAGTATCTTCATCCCATGAGTACATTTTACCGTCAGTTGGCATTGCTACGGGAGCCTCCCACTGCGCGTCTGCATTGAGAATCCAACTAGCAAAAGGCTGTGGCGGCACAAACGCGTCAATGTCAGACCTGTAGGTATAACCTATCCCTGCGTAATTTTTCCTGATGTTGCTGTTGTAGGAAGTCTGCTTCCAAGTTCCACCAAGAATCTTTTCTAGGTGCGCTGCGCCGATATGCTCTTTCTCAACGCCGAAAGCATCAGCCGTATCTTTGTTGTCAACCACAACAACTTGCAGCACCAATCCGTTTTCGTCTATGCGAGCGAAATGACTCATCTACGCCTCCAGCTTTAATCCAGTTAAGTCCATTTCTTCCCCGACAACACCGACAGGGAAGGTATTAAACGATAGTGAGATTCTTACGTCATCGCCTTTTACTTCAGGAACCATATGCGTCAGTGACGAAGGAAACAGAATCAGCTTTCCTGCTGTGGCTTCAAACCACCAGCTTTCAGAGTTATAAGCGTTCCACTCTGACGGAGGAAACTTGATCTGTTGCCAACCATCACGGTAGAAGTAAATCTTGTCATCAGGGTTTGTCTGCACATAAAACACGCCTGAGATGTAACTGTTGGGGTGAGCATGTTTGTGGTGATACTGCCCAGGTTCGCTGTAATTGCACCAGCTTTGCGTGACTCGTAGGTTTACATTGTGCTTAGGATTGACTGTGCTTTTAAAGTAATCCGAGACAGCATCTTCAATGAACGAACGAAGTGAGGTTAACGCAGGGTCACGCAGTACAAAGTTGTTCGTGCTTGTGGTGTTACCCATGTTGGGTCTTGTCTGAAGCTCACGGATGAAGAACAACTCCTCATCAGACAAAGGTCTACCAAGCTCTGCAAAGCCTACAGGGGTTGGAAATAGATTATGCAACTGCACGTTCAAATTCCTCACGGGCTATACCCATCTCTTTCAGTTGCTCGTCGGTGTAGATCGTTGGGATGCTGTCCTCAAACTCTCTAATCTTGTCAATGACCCAATACACTTCCTCAATGCTTGGGCATGGTCGTGGATCATCCCACCGAGTAAAAACGTTGTTTGATATTTCCCATTTAGCA